CAGAGGGTAACACTATTATCGTTACAAATTATGTGTGTTACATACAAATAGTGTATTACATAAAGAAATAGTTGTCAACACTATAGTTAAACTCTTAGTGTTAAACTCTACCTAAGTCCAAGAACTAATATGTAACACATTCTGTATAAGTTAAACTATTTATAAGTTTATACTTGTATATTAGTTATACTATATAATAAGTATTACTTTATTTTAAGTTAAAACACTTAAAGTTTAACTATAGGCTGCTACTGCTACGCAGTTATACTTAGATTTACCACCTAGTCAACCCCCTATTATGGATATAAAATGCTAAGTTGTTGTATTTCAACGAAAGAAAGTTGTACTGGTAACGCTTTTCCCTAGTTTTGTAACATGTTGTAACATAAAGTTACTACCCTGTGGTCCAGTAGGGGGTGTATATGGAGGGATACACGTAAAAAGTGTGGCTTAAAATACCCCTTCTGTGTGCTTATACATATATATGTAACCACATACCCACGGGTGGCCCTCGCCGCCCCCCTCTTTTGATGTGCTTTTGTTGTTTCTGCACAGTTTTGTAGTGCTAAGGTGTTGATTCTATTAGGTTTTATTACTGATTGGTCTTCAATCCAGCAGGGAAAAGCGTGTAATTTCAGTGAGTTACAGATTTGTGATCACAAACGCAAGATGGATGTACGATATACCCCTAACGCAAGCACACCCCAAAGCCATACCCCCTTATTTGTGATCACAAAAGTATCACCCAAGTAAAAGCTAATATAGTACCCGCGTACACGTGCGCGTTCTTGTTTCCCTTAAAAGATGTCTATATCCGTTTGGATAGTTTTATATATCCATTATTTCCGTTGCAATCTGTGAAACTAATTTGCATAGTGGATACATCGAAAGCGACAAGATACAAACAGCAAGCAACGTAGTTCTTCAAAATGTATCAGCGTCCTATTCGACGGCACGGTGAAACGCCCTTGCAACAACACAAAAGAATAAACGCTATTTGACATGGCAACCCCGGTTGCACCCCGACATATTTCACAGTGATATGTTGGTATATATTCAAAACACTGTCTTTGTCGGTACTCTCTGACATTGCACCAATAGGCGGCACAAGTGTATATACGCGATAATTGCATCTTGTGTCCACGGCTGAACGGGTGGCGTGTGGCATATGCAAAGCACGACAACACAAAACTTTCTTGACAGATAGGCATCGAGTGTGCCTATTCTCTGGATAGTTTGTAGGAGGACTAGACATGAAACTGTATCTTGTACTTGTGTATGATGCTGATGAAGGTAGGCATATCGTATGGGCAGATTATGACAATGAAATGGACGCACTAGATACGATTGCTGAATGTGGTGGTATTCTTAGAGTAGTGGAGGTATGACACATGACACAATATGTTCGCAACATCTTGAAAGTATATCGCCGCGCTACTGAGGCTGACATTTCCCACGGCATTGAGTGGTATGACCGTGCCAAGCGTATGGCAGAATACATTGCAGAAAACACAGAACTGGACATTCATACTGTGATCGGTGTGATGGCTGCACTATCGCCAAACAACAAGTGGGAACGCAACTGTGAGAACACGATGACGATGTGCGTTGCGTGGATCAATGGTGACAGCTTAGATAGTTTCAAAGTATCATGCTATAACACGATGAAAGCCAAGGCATGGTCTATTCTTGACGATGAACTGACAGACCATGACGATATACTGACACGGCTCAACGGTCAAAAGATACGCAGCTTTTACTCTAATATCGTAGGGCTTGACGAGGTGACTATTGACGGACACGCTCTTAATATTGCCCGTGGGTATCGTGCTGGTCTGACTACAGATGCAACGAACATGGGCAAGAAACAGTATAAGGAATTGCAACTTGCCTATGTCAAAGCTGCCCAGCGCGTCAAGGTAAAACCCCATGTATTGCAAGCGATCACATGGACAACATGGAAACGTGAGTTTGGTATCTGATAAAGAGAGTGAGACAATGAAAGACACACTAACACCTAACAATCTATTCGCAACACCACAAAGCATAGAGGATCTAGTGTCATGGCTAGACAGCTTTAAGGGTGAAGAAAAGATGATTGCTTTGACTGCTGCATCTATGGCATGGAACCTAGCTTCTAAACTTGTGAATGAACAAACATAGAGGAGACAACGTAATGCTAAAAGTTATTAACGTGAGGTTCTTTGTTGATACTTTGGATGACCTAGACGTGAACGAGGTGACATACCAAGAATTTGTTGACCTTTACGCAGAGGCACCAGATTCCCGTGTGGATGTAGAATTGCACAGCGTGTACGCCAATGGTGTGCGTCAACTGTGCGTAACACTTAACGGGAGTGCAGCATGATGGACGCACAAGAAGAACTGCCTTTGAATCATGAACCTAGCCTAGATCATTGGGCTAAACTTAGGGCAGATGAAGGTGTATCAGAGGGTGACTATTCAAACTGGGATCATGCTTATGAATCAGAGTGGATGTATCTAGATGCAGAGTTTAATTATGACTATGAGTATGGAGAGTAGAACAATGAACACACAAGATGCAATTATGATTTGTGAACAGCTAGTACCAGCAGACTACGACGAAGAAGTAGAAGCATGGCAACATCTTATTGACACAGCCCTAGTGTGGAGTTTACAAGGGTGGTACGGGAGAACAGCAACACGCCTGATAGAGGAGGGCATTTGTAATGCACCAGAGTGGGCCAATGACTAAGGGTATCGTACTATCACTGTATGACTACACAGGTGAAGCACTCAAGCCATGGGCAGAGGCAGGGTATGATTGCTATGCCTTTGACATCCAACATAAAGGTCAAGGTATTAATGGTACAGGTCAGGCAGAAACAGAATGGTTTGATGGTGGTGGTTGCATACGCTATTGGCACAAGGATCTGTGGAACCTAGACAACATTAAACTCCTACACAAAGCATTCAAGAACGACAACGTAGTATTTGGTATGGCATTCCCAGTGTGTACTGACTTAGCTGTATCAGGTGCAGCACACTTCAAACGTAAGGCAGAACGTGATCCTGAGTTTCAGATCAAGGCAAGCAATCATGCCAAGTGGTGTGGTGAACTGTTCGACAAGCTCGGTGTGCCATACTTTATTGAGAACCCTGTGTCACGTCTTGCCACACTATGGCGCAAGCCTGACTATTCGTTCCAGCCATATGAGTATGGTGGCTACATCCCAGAGGCACAGGCAGCACACCCCAAGTGGCCTGCGTATATCGCACCCCGTGATGCGTATCCTAAAAAGACTTGCCTCTGGACAGGCAATGGGTTTAACATGCCAGAGAAACAACCAGTACCCGTAGAGGATGGGTATTCACGTCAACACAAGAAGCTAGGCGGCAAGTCTATGCGTACCAAGAACATCCGCAGTGCAACACCCCGTGGCTTTGCCCGTGCAGTGTTCGAAGCAAACAAAGTGAAGGAGACAGCACAGTGATACAAGATAAGACGTATAAAGTAAAAGTGTGGGACCATAATGACGCAGTGATAACTGTGTATGAACGCCATTACAAAAAGAAGGCTCACCCTAAAGATCCAGATAAAGAGATTTACTGGGCTGAGCTTAAGCCTATTACTGTCATTCCTGTGGATCATGCTTGCACCCTAAGTGATGATGCCTTTATTGAGTTGGTAAACAACACAGTGAAAGCACTGAGTGCCTTGTATGAACATACGCCTGACTTTGAGGTAGGCATAAGCTGCACCTTTAACTATCCCTATGTGAGTTGCTAATAAAGAAAGGACTAACAATATGAAACATCAACACACAACAATCCTGAAACACCTACGCGCAACCAAAGGTCTGACTGTGCGTGAGGCTATGATAGACTACAGCATCCAGTCTTTCACCAAGCGTATCAGTGAGTTACGCAAGATGGGATACAACATTCACGGCGTAAAGTCTAAGCACCCTGTGACAGGCCAACGCTACACACGCTATGTATTGATAGAGGAAGCATCATGACAGAGTTAGAAGCATTTCGTATCATAAATGGTAATGTGAATTGCCGTGACCACCAGTGGGTAGAGGCTTGGCAGGTTTTAATTGACACAGGCGTAGCATCTAAGCTAAATGGTGTAATAGAGACTACGGCGGCGGCACTGGTATCACTAGGATACTGCCGACACAATGGACACACATATATGGAGAACAACAATGCCTAATTGGTGTATGAATACAGTAACGATCCGTGGCACAACAGAGAAACTGCAAGCTATACTAGACGCAGCCAAGGATGACAAACTACTAGAACACCTTGTGCCTATCGGTGAGTGGGAGTATGGCAAGGCACTAGAGAATTGGGGTACCAAGTGGGATGTAAATCAGTGTGATGCTGACTGGACAGGTAGCCCTGACAAGGACGAGATCTACCTAAACTTTGACACAGCATGGGGTCCACCTACTATTGCATATGACAATTACACCCGTGACAATGAGGACATGCAGATCGAAGCGTCCTACTATGAGCCGGGAATGGCTTTCATTGGTGAGTATGACAGTGAACTAGACATTGACATATCGCATGAAGTAGACTTTAGTGACGACGATTGGGACGAATATATTCCAGATAACCTGATTGATGATTGGGGGTTGGCAGAAGAATATGCAAACTGGAAAGAGTATAACGATGAAGGAGAGGACGACGAATGAAACGCTACCGAGTTAAAACATACAACCCCGCTGGTAAGTTAATCTGCTGGTATAGCACACCATCACGAGAAGAAGCTAAACGCTATTATTTCAGTGTAATCAATGGCTTACAAGGTAATGTTAAGGTAACAATAGATGTCACAGCCTAAGAAAGATAACCGTATCGTATCGTCACAGTGGTATCACAACAAGGTAATGCAAGAGGTTGACGAAGCCTTTTGGATCGGTGATACAGACACAGGAAAGTTTCTGCAACAAGAAGCAGACTTTATAGAGGAACACTATATCAGTAAGGGTGAGTCATGGTATCCAAACTTCTAATGTTTCTACTCCCACTGGTAGTAATCACAGCCTATGTGATAGGGTTCCTATACTTATGGTATAAACATGCAACAGACGGATGATCCACATGATGACTGTACTCATTGGGCTGGCAATTTATCTGAAGAGAATACTAATAGCGACAAGCGTGCTGCTAAACGTATTGCTCGGAGGACACCTAAACCAGACGTTCTCAGCGAGGAACTGGGAACGCAAACGCAAGGGCAAGACTAATCTGGTCTGGCTCATAGATAAACTACTCGGTGAGGATCACTGTTCTTACAGTTGGTCCTACTGGAAAACAAGGAGAGATTGGTAATGAAGAATATCCCCAAGGCATCCGCTAAACTGCGTGAGGTAGTAGACTTTTACTTAGTCTCACCCGCATTCCGTAGACTCAAGTCCTCCTCCCAGCGAGACTACGAAGTGCATCTGTCAGCAGTAGTAGACACACCAGTCGAAGGGCGTTACCTTGGGGATTATCGCTGTAAGAATATCAAGGTACGCCACTTAACACAGGCATACGAGCAATGGTTACAGGTAGGTGTTCGCACTGCCAACTACAGAAAAGCTGTACTGTCCACAGCTTGGAAGAATGCCATGCGCTATGACGTGTTTACACATGACCCTGTATCCCTAGTTCAAGCAATAACAGAACAACCCAGACGGACTGTTTGGACTAAGGATCAGGTGCGTACATTTCTTGCTACATCTTACAGCGACTTTCGTTGGCGCAGCATAGGGCTGATCGTTCATATGTCATACGACTGGGCGCAACGTGTAGGTGACATGCGTTTACTTACATGGGATGCACTAAACCTAGATCAGTGTACGATGGACTTGACTCAGAGCAAACGTAATGCAGAGATCCACCTCCCAATCTCTAAAGGTTTGTGTGATATGCTGCGCCAGCAGAAAGAACAGTTTGGCTTTCAGGATTATGTAGCACCCAAGGTTCAGCCTGAGTTCGGCTGCTACAATCCATACAGTAAGCTAGAAATACATAGATATATCAATGAGATACTAGCCAAGGCAAACCTACCCAGTGAACTAACAGCCATGGACTTACGGCGTACAGCAGTGCGTGAAATGATGGAGGGTGGGGTTGACTTGAGTAACATCATGCAGGTAACAGGACACAAGAATGTCAATTCGGTTAAGCCATACATGGTGAATACATTAAGCGGTGCATCGAAAGCACTAGCAGCAAGAGGGAATAATGAGGATGAGTGACTGGAAGAAACACAGAGAACATGCAGAGGCGGTGAGTGCATCAGGCTTTCACCGTGGTGACTGTCCATTCTGTGGTGGACGTAACACATTTACTGCAACGCAAGAGACAGGGCGGCTACAGTATAACTGCTACAAGCTAGGCTGCACAGTGGGTGGCATCTTTGACACTGACATGACAGCATCAGAGATCATGCGACACATGCGCCCAGCGCAAGAGCTAGACGTATACGATCCTATCACCATGGAGATACCTGAGTATGTTGTAGAGCCAGGGTTGGAACACAAGAAGTTTCACAGATTCGTTAAGCGC